GATCGGGGCTGTTGGAGCTGCCCGGCTAAAAGAGGACGATAAGGGGTATCTGAAAGTTCAGTATTTCATCAGCAAAGACCGTGCAGAAAAGCTCCCTCCTTGGGACGGGAAACTGCCAGAGCGGCAAGAACTGACCAGACTGTCCGATCTTGAAGATGAATCCGAACTGCCGTGGAACTGAGGTGGTTCAATGCTGACCCACTACACAGACGCGGAGATCAAGCAAAAGCTGAAAGAGCTGGTAGTTATTACTGACAGCCGGGAACAGGTTCACCAGCACATTATTTCTTGGCTAGACAAGCACAACATCCAGCACAAGAGCCGGGCTTTGGAGACCGGAGACTACTCCGTTATGCTGGGTGACACTACTTTTGAGGACGAGGTTGTGGTGGAGCGCAAGGCTAACCTGGACGAGATTGCGGGGAACTTTACATCAGGCCGTGAGAGGTTCGAGCGGGAAATGATCCGGGCAAAGGCCGGAGGCATCAAGATCTTTCTGATCGTGGAGAACGCCTCCTGGACCGACATCTTCTTGCATAATTATCGGTCAGATCTAAAACCGCAGAGTTTCGCCGCTACGCTCCTGTCCTGGCAGGCCCGGTTCAACCTGACAATCACTTTCTGCAAGCCCTCTGAGACAGCTCAAATCCTTTACAGTACCCTCTATTACTGGGTCAGAGATCGTTTGAAGCGGGGGTGAGGGTATGGACATGGCCTCTGATATCCGCAGCATGCTTACCGCCCAGCAGGTGGCGGAGCACTATGGGTTTGAGGTCAACCGCTCTGGCTTTATGAAGTGCCCCTTCCACACAGGGGACCGCACCGCCAGTCTGAAACTGTACGATAGAGAGAGCGGATTTCATTGCTTTGGCTGCGGAGCACACGGCTCCATCATTGACTTCGTAATGCGCCTCTTTGACCTGAATTTCCGTCAGGCGGTGCTCCGGATCAACGCAGACTTTCACCTGGGCCTTACCTCCAGTAAGCCGGACCGTGCAGCCCGTTCAGCGGCCCTGGAGGCCCGGCGGGAGGAAAGGCGCAAAAAGGATCAGGCTGACGAGAACTTTCGCTACATGGCCTATGAACTGCACTACTGGAAGGATGTTCTGGAGATTTTCCCACCAGTCCGTCAAGGCGATGATGCTTACTATCATCCATTATATGTCGAGGCCGTCAAGCGCCTCCCGTATATCGAATACTGGCTTGACGACTTTATTGAGAAGGGAGGCAAGGAGCATTGGATGAAGTGCCCGCTTATA